AACACTGGTGACAACACCAATGTCCACCATGATGCCAGCACCGACCGGCAACGTGGTTACAACTGCGGTTTCACTCACGCCAGCACGGGCCGATTCCAGCGCTGCAACAAACGATCCTGGCGCATAAGCAAAGTTGAAGGTGGCTTGACCATCGTCAATCGCTCCAAAGTCTTTGGTAATGCCGCAGTTGGTTTCGGTGCTGATTTCGCTGGTGCTGCCGCTGCTGTGCGTGCTGCCAGTCATTTGGCAAGTGGCAGACAGAGTAGCTTTTGCAGCCGTTCCGCCGCTGGTGTATACCTCTGAATTCAGAGTGTCGCTGTTGATCAGCTCGAACGTGTCCACTGTCAATACATTGACGGCGTAGTGCTTGCCATTCAAGTCGGTCAAGCCTGCAACAGCAGCAACTTTCACGATGTCATTGTCTGCATAGCCATGCGCTATGGCCGTAACAACTGCGGGTTTGGCGTTGCTGATTCCTGTGATCGTTTTGGTTGCGGCGTAGCCTGTGACGGCCTGGTAATTTGTGCCGGTGAATTTGACCGTGTTGGCTTTGCTCATGATAGCTTTTCCTTATGAAGCGTTTGATGGTGATAGTATAAATTGAAATATGGACCTGTGCGACTTGGTTTCATCGTCAAAAACCATTGCGGGCGTACTTTGCAAAATGCATGGCACTGAAAACGCACTCATGGCGTCAAGCACCTGCTGCGTGATGGTTACAAGGCTCGGCCATGTTGCACACACTAGGTCGATCTGTATTGCAATGTCTGGCGAATCCGCATCGCCGCAACTTGTTTGCCACACTTGCCCACCTTCGGGCGTGTAGCGAATAGCGGGCCATTCAGGTAGGTCTGGATCTTGTGGAAACGTAAGCGGATAAACCCGGCTGCCAACAAGCGGCGATAACCGGGTGAATATTTCTTCAAAGTAGACTTGGCTCATGGCTGCGCCCACGACTTTCTCAGATCAAGCCGGATAGATTTTTCCATGATGGCCTTCACCTGTTGCTGGTTGTCCCTAAGTGCGGGCTTCAAAAATGGCCTTGGTGGCTGCTTGACGGTTCCGTACTCGATAAGAGCACCAATGCGCTTTGCATAACCAAACTGTTTTTTACCCCGAAGCGTTACGATGTAGTGTGCGCTGTATGGCGTTTTTGTCATGCGCTTGATGATTACGCCACGGTGAACGTTTTTAGGCGCCACCATAACAGAACCAACCTTACCATCTGCTTCTTTGCCTGTTGCTTTGTAGCTTTCCGGAGCAATGACGGGCATCATTTTGGCCTGCTCTTTCACGAACCTAGCAGCTTTTGCAACCGCCTTGCGTGCAATCTTTCCAGCAACCTCAGCCTTTAGATTGTGCATTTTGGCTGCAAACTCTTTAAAGCCTTCAACGCCAGCTTGGTCTTTTTTAGCCATTGTTCTTTTCCGACTGTTTTTGTCGAATTCTAAAAAGAGCAGACTCGGTCCACTTTTCCTCGTTTGGGAAGTATAGCTTTTCCGCATCCATTGCTTGATCTGGGAAGTCAACTCCAATTGGGCAAAGAACGATAAATTGCCCGCTTTTTGCTGATGCCGCAGCATCATGCTCTGACCAATGCAGAGATTCAGCCATCCATGCTACATCTCCTACAAGACTGCCAACTGCCCATATTTTTGAAGGAATGATCCCTTCTGTTGATTTTTCTTCAACCATTGTTTGCGCCTCGTTTCGCTAGAATGGTCAAGTATTCGCGCCGCCCAACTTCGGACACGCTGAACACATTGTAGGGCTGACCTTCATAAACCACGCGCCATGTCTGATCCATCGCGCCAACTGCGGCACTGTAGCGGATCTGAAATCCAGCATCTTCAACGCCAAGTTGCACGCCACCAGAATAGAACTCACGGCCCTTGCTTGACAAAAGTCGCGCCCAAACAATGGCCACGGTTGCCCATGTTTCAACCACCTCGCCCATGCTGCCACGGGTGATGGTTTTTTGCTGAATGGTCAAGCGGCGGTCGAGCTTCCCGGCGTCCATTATGCAAACCCTTGCAATACGCGGTGATTGCGCAAGAACACTTCTTCAATCATCTGAGAAGGCCCGTCATCCTTCATGCCGCCGCGCTCAGTGTACAGCATGTGAACAAACATAAGCAGCCCGGCCTTGATGTCGCCGGTCAGCATGGATGCGCCGGTGGTGTAGGTAACCGTTACAGCCTGCACGCTTGTTGACGTGGTGCTGATTACCGTTGGGCAAGCCGCTGCATTCCATGTGAACAGCGAAGAATCCAAAGCTGCACCGGTCGCATCCGCGTAACCCGTGATAGTTACCGCTGGCCCAATGGGCAGGGTGATTCTGGTGATTGACCGGCGCGCCCATGGCGAATAGGTCATATCGCTTGATGGCGTGTCAACCTGGTATTGCAAAGTCTGAGCCACCAGAGACAAGCCGGTGAAGCGCTCCACCTTCATGCGCGCCGCCATGATGAATGACGTGATTAGAGCATCCTCGTCGGCATGATCAACCCGAAGATACTCCTTAGTTTCGGCAAGCGTTACCGGCTCGGTCCCGGTTGTGGCAAGGATGCGAATCATTTTTGATCCAATCGGTACACGTCAGACGCTGGTGCGCGGGTTTTCTGCGCGGTGAAGTCTGCACCCTTCTTGACTGCCAGAGTCCATGCATCAGACGTTCCGGGCCTGTCGGCGGTTTGACGGTTGCAATGCCACAAGCTGCCCTGGTGCGTTGCCATGTGGCCTTTTGAGTATTCCCCATGGCTGATTTTCCATGTGCCCTGATAGCTCATTACTGGAAACTCGACCTTGGCGATACTTGAACCACCGCTTGTAAGCACGGTCTTGATGGCCACCACTCCTTCGCTGATTGGGTGCACCTCGGTTGCTTTCACGCCATCAATGACAACTTGCCAGCCGCACTTCAATGGATCATCGCCGGGGACGGTTTCAGATATGGCCTTCAAAATGCCGCCATTGTGACAAGCATATGTGCCACGGGCATAACCTCGACCGGATTCAATGCGCGGCAGAATGTTGATTTCCAAGGCGTCCAAACCACGCTGGCCATCTTGCGGGGGGTTTGCCTTGATGTAGCTTGCAACGGCCTGTTCAACCTGCGCGGCACTGGGGGCCATAGGCTCAGGCGCAGCCACCGGGTTATCGGCCATGTGCTTTTTCACCGCCATGCTGATCTGATCATCGGTTGGGGCAAGCGGCTCAGGTAGATGCACCGGGTTTGCTTCCAAGTGCTTCTGAACCGCCATAGCGATCTGTTCGGCGGTAGGTGCAACAGGCTCAGGAACTGGAACGGGGTTAGCTTGCAAGTGCTTCTGAACTGCAATCTCCACTTGTTCGGCGGTAGGCGAAACAGGCTCAGGTAACTCGACTGGGTTAGCCTTGATGTAACCCGCAACAGCCTCTCCAATTTGCTCAGGCGTAGGGGCCAACGGGTCGGGCGCTGCAATCGGGTTTGCTTTCACGTAATCCCATACTGCGCTTGCAATCTGTTCAGGTGTAGGCTCAATAGCGGCAGGCGCTGCAATCGGGTTGAGTGCCATGTGCTTTTGTACCGCATCAGCAACCATATCAGGCGTAGGCAACAATGGCTCAGGCACTGCAATCGGGTTTGCCTGCATGTGCTTTTCAACAGCATGGGAAAGCATATCGGGCGTAATGGCGCGTGGCTCAGGCGCCTGCAATGGGTTTTCAAGCATGTACAGCTTCACTGCAGAAGCTGCCATAGACGCCTGAACATCGGGGCCGTGGTACTTGCGGAGTAATTCAACTTCGGTTTGCAATTGCAAAACAGAATGAGAAAGCGCATCGGTCTTTTTGGCGATGGCCTCTTTGATGATTTCGACCAGCGCGTCGGTGATTTGTGGATTCATGGCGATACTTTAGCGGGTGATTGCTTGCATTTTAGCTCAAGATGCAGCCATCAAACGCATTTATGGCGGCGATGAGTTTCAATTTCAACATCCTTGCGCCTCAAGATCCGCCAAACGTTTCATGTCTGCAAGTGCTTCCGAATTTTCGCAATAAAAATTAGGAAGCTTTTCGCCACTTTCGGTAAACCTATTTTTGTCGCTTGCGAGATAAATAGCCACTGCAGCGGAAGGCGTGCCAACTTTATTTTCAAGTTCTTTCCCGGCTTCGCCAGCCAAAGTAACCACCCAACCAGCACGGCAATGGGCTGTGCCGCAGTGCCAGCTTCCCATGTCAAGCGCATCAGTCTGACTTGCAGCGTTGTACACGGCTTGATGGATGTTTTCAATAACTGGTACATCGCCAAATTTTGCACCGGCCAAGTTTGCACCGGTCAGGTATGCACCGGCCAATTTTGCACCGGTCAGGTTTGCATCGGTCAGGTCTGCACCGGTCAGGTCTGCATCGCCCAGGTATGCACCGGTCAGGTTTGCATCGGCCAAGTTTGCACCGGTCAGGTTTGCACCGGCCAATTTTGCACCGGCCAGGTATGCACCGCTCAGGTCTGCATCGGTCAGGTCTGCACCGGTCAGGTTTGCATCGGCCAAGTTTGCACCGGTCAGGTCTGCATCGGTCAGGTCTGCACCGGTCAGGTCTGCATAGGTCAGGTATGCATCGGCCAAGTTTGCACCGGTCAGGTTTGCACCGGCCAATTTTGCACCGGTCAGGTTTGCACCGGCCAATT